TAAGTAATAAGCAGACAATGCTAATGAGTAATAGGCCATGATTAATAGTCCATGCAATTAGATTCACGCTCATTGGTCACATTCCATAAAGACTTTAATGCTTTTTTACATTTTGCTATAGTCTTCATTTCATCAATAATTCCTTGATAGTTTGAGTCTTCCCAACATTCGAATATCCAATGTCCGCCCTTGTCATAATTTGACAGTGCGTAGGCTTTCATTTCCTTGATCATTTCGTTATCAGTCATGGTCACTCCTTTATATAGTAATGGCAGGTGAAGGCTTAATTATCCACCATCTATTGAGATAAGCAATAGGTTAACCAATAGATTGTAAAATATATATTGATATTCTAGGGGGTCAGTCAATGCTATCCTATGCAAAAGTATAATAACGCAGCCGGAGCGATCCTAGCGCGATCCAGGGGAAAATGGCTCTGGGCTTGGGTTCCAGGGTATGTGAGTGGTTACTATCATGGAATGGCGCATGGATAAAGGATAGTTGTTCCCTATTTGTTCCCCATTGTGTTATATTCGCGGCAATGAGTTCAATAGCGTAGCGGGGCAGTCTAAAATGACAAAGGTATCTAGAGAAGTAATAAAGGATAAACTAAAAGGTAATGCTTTACCTTCACCCGCACAAATGATTAAAAGAGGAACTCTTACTCATAAGCAGATGGAATTCAGTAAAGGTATCGCTCTGGAAGGTCTAACAGGTGCGGATGCATACAGGAAGGCATACAAGTCTAAAGCTGCTCCCAATGTAGTTGCTAACAACGCCAGCAAGCTAAAGACAAAACATGCTGGTATTCAATCTACTATAGCAGCGCTGGAAGCGGCCAAGCTAGCGGAATCCTATAATACCGCTGCATCCTTACGCTCTCTGGTGATCAATACGCTAGTGCAATGCGTCACTGATCCTGACATTAAACCAACGGCAAGGATAGCGGCATGCCGAACATTGGGACAGGTCACCGAAGTAGCGGCATTTACTACGCGCAATGAGACTACAGTCATTAAGGATAGCGGTGAGCTAAGACTACAGATACTAGATGAGTTACGCTCTATGATGCTGAGCTCTGATCAATCCATAACTGATATAGATACAGATTCTTTAATGGCTGAGTTGATTGTGGGAAAAGATGATGAAGTCTCAGCGGGTGAAATGGTGGAATGTGGGGAATTAGTATCAGAAACGGCATTAAAAGAGGGTGGGAGTGGGGATGAACCCCTTTTTGATGTAGATGAGGTGGCTGGTTCTCTACATATTATTACTGACAAACAATCATTTCCCCCAGAGAATTCCTTAGATTCACCTCTTCCTGATGCGGAACGTGTACAGAAAAGGGCCCCCTATGTTAAATAATTCACATGGGTGGGGGGTATATATATTTTTCCTTCCTTGCTTAGCAGCAAGGTGATACCAAATTCCTCAATGAAATCAATGGTACGTTAAATTGAAAAGATACATAAAGCCCACCACTGAGCAGCGGAATGAAGTTAATGACTTGGTGCTTGATATCCAGAAGTTGTTGGATGGTAGAGAGTGGGGGCCTTCATTGGCTGCTCTTACCATTTGTATAGGAGAGATGGGTGAGATGATTGACAGGGAGGACCAGTCTGACTTTGTATCTTATGTGTGTGGTGTCCTTAGTGGGATTATGCATGTTAAGGGTGAGCTGCATTGATTATTAACAGAGAGATGATTGCTAGTAGGCGGGACTTAGATCGTGCTGTATGTATGGAGGTTACAATGACACCTGCCCAGAGGGAGGTCTTTTTGTTTATAGATGAGTACTGGCTACAGTATGGGTTTGGTCCGTCTATTAGGGATATATGTGAGTTTAGGAATAAGCCTGGGCTTGGTAACACTGCTAAGATAATAGACCGTCTAGTAAGGCTGGGGGTTTTAAAAAGGGTTAAGGGAATGGGTAGGAGTGTAAGACCTGTGTATATTAACTTTAGGACGCTGGACTGATGGGTATTGCGGAAATGATAGCGGATCTTCCTCTAATGGAGCAGGAGAAGCTATTTGAGAACGTGGCCCAATATAAGGGGGCTTTGGTAAGAGAGAAAGCCCAGCAAGACTTCCTATCCTTTGTTAAGGAGATGTGGCCTGGGTTTATACATGGCAGACACCACGCCCTCATGGCTAAGAAGTTTCAAGAGATTGTAGATGGGAAATTAAAAAGACTGATTATTAATATGCCACCTAGGCATACAAAATCGGAATTTGCCTCTAATATGTTACCTGCTTGGTTCTTGGGTAAGTTCCCAGAGAAGAAAGTTATCCAATGTTCTAATACGGCAGAACTGGCTGTTGGCTTTGGACGTAAGGTTAGAAACTTGGTAGGGTCTGAACAGTACTCTAAGATATTCCCAGATGTAACGCTAAAGTCTGACTCTAAGGCTGCAGGACGCTGGGCTACAAATCACGGGGGAGACTATTTTGCTATTGGGGTTGGCGGGACGGTAACAGGGAAAGGAGCTGACTTATTAATAATAGATGACCCACACTCTGAGCAGGAAGCGAAACTAGCCCAAGGGGACCCTAGTGTATTTGACTCTGTATATGAGTGGTATACGTCTGGCCCTAGGCAAAGGCTTCAACCTGGAGGGGTTATTATTGTAGTCATGACACGCTGGTCAGATAAAGATCTAACTGGCAAGCTCTTAAAGGATGATACTGAATGGGATATTGTCCAGTTACCCGCTATTTTACCTAGTGGTAATGCTTTATGGCCTGAGTTCTGGGAGCTAAGAGAGCTGTTAGATCTAAAGGAAGAGCTCCCTGTATATAAGTGGAACGCTCAATATCAACAGACTCCTACTGGAGAAGAAGGCGCTTTAGTTAAAAGAGACTGGTGGCAGAGATGGGAGGCTGATAGACCCCCTAAGTGTGAGTTTATAATACAGTCATGGGATACTGCGTTTACTAAAAGTCAGAGGGCGGATTATTCAGCCTGTACTACTTGGGGGATTTTTCACTTAAATGAAAACCCAGAAGACGTTAATATAATCATGCTAGATGCGTGGAAGGATAAGCTGGAATTCCCTGATCTAAAGGACACGGCTAAGAGATTCTATGATGAATGGCAGCCTGATGCCTGTATTATTGAAGCTAAAGCTGCTGGAGCTCCACTGATATTTGAATTAAGACGTATGGGCGTGATGGTATCTGACTACACTCCTGTAAGAGGTAATGATAAGTTTGTCCGTATTAACTCAGTAACTGATTTATTCAGGTCTGGGCGGGTCTGGGCCCCTGAGACTAAGTGGGCAGAAGAGGTAATAGAAGAAATGGCTAGATTTCCTAATGCAGAACATGATGACTTGGTGGATTCTACAGTCCAAGCTCTAATAAGATTTAGGCAGGGTGGGTTTTTAAGACTCGACTCTGATGAGGAAGATGATAATATTGGTTTTAGGCGTAAAAAGACTTACTACTAAGGAGTAAACATGTCAGCAGATTTTGATAAAGCTCTGTATCCCGCACCTTTAATGGAAGAGGAAGAGGATAACCCAGAGATAGAGATAGATATTGGTGAGATAGAGGAAGAAGAATGCGTTGATGGCGAGTTTGAGGCCAATCTTGCTGAAGAAATGAATGAGGCAGACCTAATTAGCCTAGCTTCGGACCTAATTCAGGACTATGAGGATGATGAGTCCTCAAGAAAGGACTGGATGCAGACCTATGTAGACGGATTAGAGCTACTAGGTATGAAGATAGAGGAAAGGTCTGAGCCTTGGGAAGGAGCCTGTGGTGTTTATCACCCACTTCTGTCAGAAGCTTTAGTTAAGTTTCAGTCAGAGACAATTATGGAGACATTTCCAGCGGCAGGACCTGTTAAAACTAGGATCATTGGCAAGGAAACCCCAGCTATAAAAGATGCTGCTGATAGGGTACGGGATGATATGAATTATCAGCTCACAGAGATCATGGTTGAGTACCGCCCTGAGCATGAAAGAATGTTATGGGGCTTGGGTTTAGCAGGTAATGCATTTAAGAAGGTTTACTTTGACCCTTCTCTTGATAGGCAAGTCTCATTATTTGTTCCGGCGGAAGATGTAGTGGTCCCTTATGGAGCGTCAAATATAGAGACATGTGACCGCGTAACTCATGTGATGCGTAAGACTAAGAATGAGATTAAACGCCTCATGGCTGCCGGTTTCTATAGAGATATAGACCTACCAGATCCTGTTAATT